CTTTTCTAATCTTTGCCATATCATCTAATGTTTTAATAAATTGTTTTGGATTGTTATTGAATGAATTAAATATCTGATATGATTCTGCAAATCCAAATAATTCATCAAGAGATTCTTGTTGTGCTCTTGATAGTTTTGGGAATTTAGGAAAGTCTGCAAATGGTTGTGATTCATTTACTGGCTTCATTCCAGCTGCTCTTGCTATTTTTTTCTTTTTCTTTTTATCTTTTTTTCTTTTACCACTAAATGCGTAAGGTGTATCATAGTAAATGCCAGTTCCCATTGGATTTGCTGCACCGGCTGATGCCGTTGTGGAAGCTTCATCAAGTTCACGAACAACTAAGTTTCTAATGTATTCTTTTAATTTAGCTATTACTTTTTCGTGTTTGGACATTTTTGATTTCCTTAATTAGTTCATAGTATCTCATCAATGCAACCACGTGTTTGTCTTTCACGATTTTTCCTTTTGTAGCTGTGTCTGTGTAGTCAATAGCTTCTGATAATTTAATCTTAGTAATTTTATCGTTTACTTTTGGAAGTAATGACTTCAGAGCTTTTTTGATTTTAACTACTTCCGTATCGATAAACTCTTTTAATGAATTAGTATTAGATACATTGTTGATATATTGTTTCAACAAGTTTTTTTGATTTTCATTTAGAGATTTATACTTTTTATTAAACTTATCTACTAATAATTGATAACTTAACAACCTTAAATCTTTGTCTTGGTCTGAATATTCACTCAAATTTTGTTTTTTTACTCTTGATTGTTTTGATTGAGTGATATGTTCAGTTATAGTGATTGATGAATCTGTTCTTTGTACTGGCCCAAAGTCCTCTTTACCAACTTCAGTTTGGAAAACACGATAAATTGATGCCACAACTTTAAAGTTGGGTATACGAGTGTTAAAAAACTCTTTTATATTGTAGTTTTCTTTGATTTGTTTGATAAGATTAAATTTTTCGTTTGCCAAACGACGATTTGACAATTTTCTACGACTTTTGACTACCGCTTCCATTAATTGTGATGCGTGAGTCAAGTTTTTGTATTTTTTATTCAATAAGATTGAATATAATTCGTATTCTTTACCTAATTCAGTATTTTTATTGAAGAATTCCTTAAATAATTTAACTGACTTAGAGTTTCTTTCATCATTTATCACATCAACTGTTATTTGACGAGACAAAAGTTCATAAAGAATACCTGTATTCTTTATCTTATTATGTTTTACATAAGACATTTGAGCTCCAAAGTATTTTTCTGTATTTTATCAATAATAAATATAAAACTTTCAAGAAATCGGTATTAATTCTCTCCGTTTTCTTCCTTATATTCATTATATTCTTTTTCTAATTCATCAACTTGATTAGTCTCTTGTATTATGTTTTTTGACTTTTTTGTACCCATTGTTTTTTTCAAAGCGTCATAATGTGCTAATGCTAAAGGTCTACGATTCTTTGTTTGTTTTCCTAATGGGTCTCGACCTCTTGCTCCACTATCTTTGAATGGTTTGTTCATCTCTTGTGGACGACCACCTTGTTCATCTTCTGGTCTGTCATCCTCTCCATCATCAAACGGGTCAAAAAGAGAACCTGCTACGGTATCCGGTGGTGTTTGAGCATCGTCTTGTCCGATACCCACGGCTGCCATATCACTTGGTGTTCCGATTGACTCTCCTGAAGCCATTGGGTCATTACCTTCCATTTCAATTTGTGAGTGTCTGAATTTTTGTTTTTGGTCATCAATGATTTGATTCTCAATTTCAACTTTTTCTTTATCAGAAAAATTGAACACATTATTATAAATCCACTCATAAGGTAAAATTTTATCACTTAACATATCACGAGCTAATGAAACTTTCTGTCCTAACAATTCAACTTTTTCTTGTTCATACATTGTTGAAGGACTTGCTAATTCTAATTCAAAGTTTACTAAGTCTTCATCAGTATATCCTTGTGAATATAAGTGAACAACTGCAATCTTTGTTAACTCTGATACGATAATTCTTTGTATTCTTTCTATGGTTCTTGCAAATCTTACATCTTCTGCTGCAAGTGTTGCTTTACCACCAACATTTTCATCAAACCCTAAGAATGCTTTTGGTATTCTTAGTGATGCTAATAGTTTATTTTTTAGGTATTCAACATCTTCGGTTGAATCATAATCAATACCACTTAATTCGTTTATTTCAGTTCCTGAATCACCTCCTCGAACTGGTAAGAAGAAATCTTCTGTTAGGTTTTGTATGTTGTATTTAAGATTATATTCACCTGATGCTTCATCAACAAATGGTGTTTTCTTCATTTTGTTAATAATTCTTTGCATATAGTTATCAACTTCATTTGGTGGTATATTACCAATGTCAATTTTAAACACTCGTTTAGAAGGTGCTCTCATAATTCTATGAATTAACATAGCGTCTTCCATAAGTGTTAATTGTTTCCAAATCTTACGAGTAGCTTCAATCATAGATTTACCATAAGGTAAGAAATTACTATCGTTTGCTAATCTAAAGTGTGCTATTTGGAAGTTTTCAAATTCTATCTTTCCTTTACCACTTGGTTTTTGGCCGAAATACGGGTGTGCCCCTTCAATACTTTCTAAGTAGAACTTAGTGTAGTAAGGATTCTCAGGGTCTTCTCCTTCTGCTCTTACAACTTCATAAGGTGAAAGTGGAACTACATTAGTAATACCATACTTTTCATTAATATCTAAGTGTAAAAAGAAGTCTCCATACTTAACCATATTACGAACCCAAGGCCATAGGTTGAACTCGATATTCATAATATCATAAAATAAATTTTCTAATACTTGTTTAATGTTGTCATTATCAGATTTAATTTCAATAACTTGTCCGTATTCGCCTTTCATAGTTGATTCATCTGAATAAATGTCCAATGCAGACGAAACGATTGGGTCTGAATCCATTGACTCATAATCCTTAAACAATGCTAATCTTGCAGCCATAATCTGATGAACAGTTGAATAACCTGTTCCGACTAAATCTAAATTAGTATGTAGTTTAGAATATCTGTCAACTAAATGCGACTTGACTTGTTTTTGTACTTGGTCTGTATCAGCGATTTTTAGTTTTTTACCACCGACATTACGAACGATTACATTTGTACTAAATAATCTTCGTAGTCTTCCAAATAATGTTGTATCTGCCATAATTACCTCACTTTAATAGCCATTCCAATGACTCTTTTTCTTTTCCTGTATCCCAATCCCAACTATCATTTCTTTGTATATCGTCTTGAGTATACAAACCCTCATTGTCCATCATCTTGGATAGGGTTTTCTTTGTTAATTCCACACCTTGTGTTCGTAGTCTCAAAGCAGTATCACGAACCCAAAGTCCAATAGCAAACGACATAACCAAATCATCATTGTATCCGGTCATCGCTTGCGCTCTATTATTTATATAGACGAAAGTCAATAGTTCATCAATCAAACGATTAGAACGAACCACAATACTTTCCTCTCTAAAAAATTCTTCTAACTTACTAATAATTAGTGGTCTGGTCTTAGAAGTCGTTGAAAAACCAGCAACCATTTTCTTTTCTTCACGATAATGTTTATTCGTTATCTGATGTTGTACATCAACATATTGTAAGTCTTTACTTGTATAAAATAGATTAGGATAATCCCTATCTATAATTTGTTGGATTGTTGCCCAACCAATATTGTTGTTTTCTACAATTAGTAAAGCATCATTATATTCTGTTGCCACACTAACCAACATATTACCAAAATCTTTTGTATTGATACGACCTTTATATTCTGCTACTTGTGTTAAGGTTTCTAACTCAATAACGTGAAAAGCAGAATAGTCTGCACTATCTCCTCTACCAACATCGGCACATACAATATAATCTTTATTGTAGTTTGGTTGTTCCCAAACCCACATATTTCCATCAATACCTCTTTTTTCTACTGGCTCAATACAATTGTTCTTTCTTAACTTTTCTAAAACAATTGGGTCAATCACACCTGTACCAGATGTTAAGAAGTCACAATCACATTCTTGTGCTGCTGAACTCGGGCCAAGTAGAGTATCTTGTTCGTCTCTCCATTCTTGGTTTCTATCTGGATGAACTGACCAATGTAATTTAATTGGATTAAACATACCTCTTGCTTCTTCTGCTTCTATCCAAGTTTTGTGAAACCAATTACCCACACCATTAGGTGTTGAAAGTGCAATACAACTACCACCCGTTGTAAGTGTTTGTTGTGAAGCTGTCCAAATCTCATCAATTTTATCAATGAATGCTGCCTCGTCTAATATCAACAATGATAGTGCCTCAGAACGAGCTGCTTCTGGACCTGATGACACCGCTTTAATCTGTGAACCATTCATATATCGTAGGTTCAATTTGTTGTCCTCAACACATCTTTGTTTCAACCAACTTGGTAGATTTGCGTGCATAACACGAACTTTAGTAACCAAGTTTTTTGCTACCTCTTGTTTTGTAGCGATAACCAAAATGTTTTTGTCTTGGAAGAATGTCATCATCCATAAAGAATAACCTGCCGTCAATGTGGAAATACCTAATTGTCTTGATTTCAAAATAATATTAAATCTGTTATCTTTAAATTCCTTAACTGATTTTTCTTGAAAGTCATACAATTCAAAAGGTATTTTACCCCGTATCGGGTGTTGTATCATACAATATTTTTTCATAAAATATGCAGGGTCTTGTGCACATTTTGTATATTCTTGTTTGATTACTTCTTTTATTTGTTCTGCCATTAGTCTACTATTTGACCTGCCAATCTAACTGATGTAGCAGTCATCAAAACTCCATATGTAAAGTATAACCATTTGTTTTCATACCATTTAGGTTGAACGAGTTTTACTTTTTGTTCAAGAAGTTTGTTG